ACCAACATAATTTTTCTTAATCATAGCGAAGTCTTTATATGAATCTCTTTCATCATAAACTTTTACTTCGTTAAGAACTAACATATATTCTCCATCACCAGTTAAATTAACTTCGTTGTTAGCATAGTCATATTTCATAAATTGACCATTTTCAAGAATATTAATTGTGCTTTTTAATGGTAATTGAGCATATATTTGTCTATTTCCTTGAGCTGATAAGTGATTAGGTTCTACTTGTCCAAAACCTACTCTTTTAATTGTAGCCATATTTTTATATCCTCCTTATTAAAATTTATTCTTTATTATCTCTAGTATTCTTTAATGCTTTTAATCAAGCTGGAATATTAGTAGATTCAATAGTGTTATTTAAACTATAAGTAGTTACTTCCTTATTTTCTACTTCTTCTACTATATTTTCATTTTTATCTGATTCGTCTTTATCAAAGTTAACCTTTTTTCTTACACAAATTACAGATAATTTTGCCTCAATTTCATCTAGAGAATAATTTGATTTATTTTCAATAACATCCTTTTTATCTTCATCAGATAACATATAGAAGCTATTAATTAAAGCGTCTTTCTTTTCATTATCCACAGCTTCTTTAAATGCTACTAACTCTTGATATTTTACCTCTATCTCTGCATAACTAGCTTTTAAATCTTTTAATTCTTTTTCTAATAAAGCATAATCTTTTTCTTCTACTTTATTATCTTCATCATTTTTTTCTTCCTCTGTTTCATCAGCCTTAACTTCTTCAACAGATTCTTCTTTGTTGCTAGATTCTTCTGCATTAATAGATTCACTAGTATTTTCTGTTGAAACAGATTCTTCTAAAACGTTTTCTTCTGTCTCGTTAACTAATACATCTGAAATTGTTGTTTCTGAATCAATATTAACTTCAACATTATCATTTTCTAGTTCCATTTCATATCCTCCTTTTAATGCATGTTTTAGATCTTGCATCATTGTAAATAGTGTATTTTTAAAGCCTTCATCTATTTTTGTAAATGTTGTACTTACTTCTGGAGCGGTAATGCTTGAGCCTTCAAAGCAAGGTTCAACATCTTCACCTAAAATGCAAAGCTTAGAAAAAATCGCATCATTTATAATGAAAAAATCCATACCTGTATTATTATTTGTTGACCAGTGTCCATTTAAAGATTCTTCATCTAATTCCATAGATTGAGGTCTTCCTTCATCTATAGCTAGCTTAGCTTCTTCATATTGACCTGTCCAAAGATACCCAGTTGTCATAAGGTATTCTCTAGTAACCTTATTTCCAAAATCATCAGTATCTTCAAATTTTTGAAACCATACTTTTGCATCAGGAGCAACAAATCCATAAGGTTTAGTTAAACACTCAAATTTGATACCCTCATCATCACAAATAATCTTTTCTCCATGGTCTCCAAAATCTTGTTTGTTATCTTTATAATATCCAACAATAGGCGCTCCTCTTAGAGTTTTTGCCATGTCTGCTGCAACTTCTTTAGTTATATAACTATGGTTTCTATTTTCACCTAGATATAAAACTTTTATTTCACAGCTGCTCATTAGTGGGTTAATCTCTAAAGGTTGTAGATTAATAAACTCTGGAGAGTCTATAGTTGCAATTGATTGATGCATCATAGTTATCTATTCCTTTCTTATACTATTCTCCACTTATTTATATATAAATAAAGTAAAGAATATTTTTTCTTTTTTTGTCCTAAAAATTTTTATGATTGACTTTCTCTATTCATAATTGTTTTTTCAGATTTTTCACTATCTGCTTTTTCTGGTCTTCCGCCTTTTTGACTATCATTTCCGCCGCCATTCTTATTCTCTTGATTTATTCTATTTAATACATCACTATTCATTGTACTAGACATCATAGGAGGTATAAATACATTTATTAAATCTAATAATTGATTTTCAAAATATGCGTTAGCAAGAATTGTACTTTGTGCTTGCCCCATTGCAATTTGAGGTAACATTTTGCTAAATCCAACTTGCATTTGTTCTTTATACATTTTTGCCATATCTTGATAATTATAAATTGTAGTTGTTAAAATTTGAGCTCTATAATAATATTTTTTAGGTTTCTTATTATATTTTTCAATAAGATAATTTATAAAACTTTCAAATTGCAAAATTAAATTATATAAAGATGCCGCATCATTTAAAATTGAATTATTCAAAGCTATATTTCCATCACTATTGAATTGTAATTGAGAAACACCAGCTTCATTAAATACTGCACGTTCAACTCTTTCTAAATCATCTGAAGTTGAAGAACTTCTATTATCATTCATATCTGCAACTTCGACATCCGCAAAAGTAGTTAATACATCAATACCAATTGCCTTTTTTAACATAGCAACAGCATTATTATGTAATTGTTGAGCTTCATCTACATCAAATATCAAATCTCCATTTTTATCAACTGGCATTTTTTGAATAATAATTTTTAATAACTCTTGAGCCATTTTCTTTTTATCTAAATCTTTTGCCTCATCTAAATCAATTAATGCGGGAATAACAGACATAAACATTGGCATATCATCTCCATTAATATTAAATTTAATAGAGTTTGATACATCTAATAAATACCATCCATCCTTATCTCCTGCGAATTGTGGAGGTAATTTACCTTCTTTATATAATATGTATCCCTTTTTAAATTCAGAAGGGAATAGATTAAGCATTTTAACTCTTTGTGTTGTATCTTTAAAAGCCAAATCAAAATATCTCATATTAAATTCTATAGCCGGTTTTCCATTAACTATAAGTCTTGAGCGACAAAAATTTACAGGTAATTCTTGAACAGTGATTCTTTTTGTTGTTGGTATTAAGTATCCATAATAACATCCATTTTTTATAACTTTTAATGCTATTTCTCCAAATAATTTTTTTAATTCAGAATTATCTAAATATAATAAAATTTTATAAAAATCAGTTAATACAGTATTTTGATCTTTTTCTGTAGCCGCATCTTCATTAATGTATGGAGTCACCATCCAATCATATCTATACATATAAGCCATATATTTACATAACCTTGAATAAATACCACTTGTTTCAAAATAGAAATTTGAAACTTCACGCATTTCCTCATAATCATTATTATAAAGAGATTTAAGAATTGCTTCCTTTTTAGCTAATCTTTTATCAATTTGCTGATAACTACCTAAATTTAGAATAGCATCTTCTAATGTTTTTGCCCCAACTTTTATTTTTGAAAAATCAACAGGAACAAAATCATTATTAGTTTCTAAAATATTGGTGCTATCAATAGACATTTGAAAGCCCTTCTTCTTTATTATTTCTTTTCTATTTATCAAGATAGACACCTCACTTTTTAATTTAATTCTAGTATATCATAATTTTTTATTTGTGTCAAAAAATTAATATCCACCTTTTGCATAATATAAATTCATAATATAGTCATAATCTATTCGTCCTTCAACAGTATAAGGAATTTCAATTAAAATAATATTATGTTTTTTACAATATTCTCTTTTTTGCATATCATTAAATTGTTGTTTATGTAAACCTGTATATCCTCCAAATTTACTTTTAGGAGAATAATGTTGAATGCCTTGATATTCAATTAAAAATTCTAAATTATTTTCATCATCAAAAACTGCAAAATCAAATCTTAATGGACGTCCGCTTGTGCTAACCAAATCGGGAAAAGAATATTCCTCTTGAAAAACAATTCCAGCATTTTGTAAAACTTCTTCAATTTTTATTTCTCCTCTACTGGCTCTCATTTTATTACCTCCATTTTTACTAATATCTAAATTGATATACTAAAATATTTCTACAATAATATCAATATTTCAGTATATCAATCCATTAAAATTGTCCAAATCTTTTAACCATTTGAATAAAAAACCATACTACTAATATCTTTTTTCTTTCTTTTTCTTCTTCTATCTTCTTCTTGTTTTACATAATACATTCCATATTCAAAAGCAGAAAATTTATCTTTTTTTATACCTCTATTACTTTGTTTTAAAATAATATTAGTTCCTTCATTTTCTTCTACTAAATTTAACATTTCATCTTTAAGTATTGTGGTTTGTGTAAATGGCATTAACTCTTCAGCTCTTTTATCTGGTGTCATATTTTGTCCTACTTTTGTAGACATTAATTTTGTTTTTGCTTGATTTTCATCAATTAGAAACTTAACCCTTCCATTAAACATTTGAGTTTGAACATAAGTATGAGCTTCAGTATTAATAGGCGCATTTGCTTTAATTAAATACATAGCATCATTTTCTACGCCAGAGCCCTTTATTTTTTTATAAGACTCTATAACATCTTCTGATGTACCTCCAGAAACACCAAAGGCTGGCAAAGCATCTCCAGTTTCTGGATCTATTTGAGTTTTAGTCATAAAATCTACCAATCCAATACCCAATCCATTAGCATCAATAACTGCTTGTCGTGCTTTATATTTATAAAATAATTTTTTTATATTTATCGCCTGAACTTCAAAATCTTCTGCATCAAAAGAACGAATATTAACAATTGATTTTAATGCTGAACCTTGTACTTGAGGAGTTACCTTTATTACTACAACTTCTGTCGTACATTTTAAACGTCCAACATCTATACCTAATACATAATATTGTGCTTTACTATTGCGTCCACTAGCTTCTCTTTCTGGCTGAAGTAATACACGATGTTGGTCAAACTTTTCTGCAGAGAAGAAAGCGTTTTCCGCATCTCCGCTTCATTCAGATTCATACTCTCTTGAGAATGAAGCATCATTATAAGTACCATCCATTTTTAAACCTTGAATGAAATTTTTAGGTTGCAATCCTTCCATAACTGGAATTCTTCAAGTACCACCAAGCATTATTGCTTCGCCAGGATTAATAATTTGTTGAATTAATATTTGAATTAATTTATCATAAGAGAATGAATTTTTTCAACCTGCAGTTGTAACATATATTTGAGATTTATTTGCTACTTCCTCTTCGTGTCTTGAACCATCTGATAAACGCCTATCTACAACCATTGTTGGAATGATAATTTCATTTAATTGTTGTTGGTCAATTAATATAACCTCTTCCATTAAACCACCAGTTGCTCTTTTACCACGAGAGCTTTGTTGCGCTGCCATAATATCTAATTTACTACCATTTTTAAAAATATAAGTTACTTCATTTTTTGATGCTTTTGATGCTCCTCTTGACCAATCTATTTCATTTTTTAACCCAGGAATTAATTTAACTAACTCATCTGCTTTTTCACGTGCAATTCCTGCAGCTTGTTCTTTACCTCCTGTAGTAACGAAAAAATGTGCGCCTGGATATAAAACACAACGAAGCATTAAAACTAATACAGCTAAAAATGATTTAGAATATCCACGAGGGAAAGTTGCATAAGCATATTTATGACGCATAACCGCTCTTAAGAATATTCTTTGATAAAAATATAATTGAAAATTTTCAGGATTATTTCCGCATAAAAATTCAATAAACATATCTGGATATTCACGTCAATAAGCAACATATTGTCTAATGATTGGTATTTGTTCTCTAATACGCTCTTCAGACATACCTATTTTTCCATTTGCTCTTGATGAAGATAAGGCCAATAAATTTGCCAAAGCCATTAGTTATCATCTCCTAACTTTTCCTCATCTAATTGTTTTTGTTCTTCAATAGCATTGTGATATTCTTCAAAATCATTATCATTTAATTCTACTACATCTTGATCAAAACTTTCTTCCATTTCTTTTTGAATTTGAATTTTCTTTAAAGCATTTTCAATTTGTTGTCCAAAACCTAAATCTTGAGTAACTAATTTTTTAACATAATCATTCATATCCTTTAAAGTTGCATCAACCTTATCTTGCGGAATATCTGTTACAAATCTTGGAATAAAACCTTCTTTTTCACACATTGAAATTAACTCTCCAACAGAATCAACATATTCATCTTTATCATCTTTATTTTGAGCAGCTGTAAATTTTGCAGTTTTTCTTAAACTTTCGCTAACCTTTGAAATTTTTTGAAATCCTTCAATATCACCACTATCTAAATATTGATTCATTTTTAAGTTTGTTTTACAAATTAAAATTAAAGTATTAATAGTATCTGCATCTTGAATATCAAAAGAAGCCTCCATCTCTTTGTATGTTTTTTCCAATTCTACTCATTCAGATGGTTTGTATAATCTTCCTCATTTCATTGCTAAATAAAGTTTATCTTCTTCGGTTAAATCTGCGCCAACATCTACTAAACTATCCTCCGATATAAAATTACTTCCATCACCATATGGATTATCTGCTCCATCTGGAGTTACTGGTTGCGCATAAAGTTGTTCTTGATTTTGAGTCGGTGTGCTAACTAATGTTTTATATTGAGCTTCTGTTATTTCTCCATTGTCAAGCTGTTCTTTTAAATGTTCTTCATACTTTTCACGTTCAACAGCAATAACTTTTTTCTTTTCTTCATTTAATGCTTGCAACCTCTCTGAATCTTCTCATCCATATTGTTTAAACTGTTTTAATTTCATTTTAGATAAGTATTTTCCAAAAACAGACATACCTGTTAAATTTGGATTTTTTGCAAAAGCTCTATCTCTTAATACATTTCATTCTTCTGGAATATAAGGTAAATCCATATCTTTTAAAATTCATAAAAAAGTCTCTGGGTTAAAATTGTCTATATGCATTGTTAAACATTTTTTACATAAATCCATGCGGCTTCCATCTTTTCGTAAATAAAATTGTGCTTCTACATCCATAACTTTACCGCATTTTTGACATGCTTTTAATTCTCCTATTTTACTCATCCCCCTTCTTTATTTTTTTATTTCTGCATTTTTTACATATACTATACCATCCATCTTTAGAAGTATTATTTTTAGAAAAAAATCTATTATGAGCTAATTTAACCTCTCCGCATCTAGAACATTTTTTTCATTTTCCATATTCTTTATGTGTATAATATCAAATTAAATAATCTTCTTTTGCTTTTTCAGATAAAAGTTTTGGAATTTTATTTCTTCATAGCGAAGATAAATATTCAACAGTGTAAGTAATATTAAACTCTTGTGCTAAAAGAGCTTGTATTTCCGCATTACTCTTTCCGTCAATTTTATAAATTAATAATTTATAATATAATGGGTATTCATCTTTTAATGTTTTCTCTATTAAATTATCTAAGTCTTGCATTAAATATCAAAAGTCTCAAGTGAATTTATCATAACAATCTTCCTTTAATGCAGAGTAGTTACATAATAACGCACAGACATGAGTTGGATTGAAGAGTGTAATGATGCAATCACTTACTGGCTCTCCATCTGCCCCAATCGCAATATTTTCATTTAATTCTACTTTTGTTAAACTTTTTATTGAAGTGCTTAAATTATTTATTGTTGGTTTATAAGAATCTTTAATTAAATATTGTTCTTGATGCATTTCAATTAAAGTCTTTTTTATTTGAAATCTTCTTTTTCCAGTAGCATGTTTTTCTTGCTCTTCTAAATTTTCTATTGCCGCTTTTAAATCTCTTAAAGGCTTTATTTCTTCTAAATCTTTTTTTGTTATTTCTTTTTTATGAGTTAATAAAACATTTTTATCATTGTCAATCATCATACGCCATAATCCATCTTCACCATTTTCTAATGAATCAACTATTTTTTGCATAGAAGTTTCTCTTTTATTAATAGTTACCATTCTATTGTCAGTTAAAATTAATTTTTCTTTTCTTTCTTCTGGAGTCATTGCGGAAATTATATAATTAGATAAAATTTCCATATAACTTTCGCTATTTAATTGTTTTGTATTTAATGTTGGTAATAAATTTTTAATAAATGTTATACGGTCTGTTGGATTTTGTATTGTATAGTCTAATTTTGTATGTTGTTCTATTTCCGTAAAATCATCTCCTTTCCTCTTTTTATATTTTTATTGTATCAAAAAATTTTCTTTTTGTCAAGACCCAAATAAATATGATTATTTGATTTTAACCAAAAAATTTTATATAATATAAATATAAAAAGAAAATAAATAAAAGAAAAAATAGGAGGAAGAATTATGGGAAGAGGATTAAGAATGCCAAAAAGTTTATTACCAAAGCCAAGTAAAATTATAAAAAGAGGAATATATGAAATTGTAAGTGCAGCAACTGGAGGTAATACTAAACCACGTGATTATGGAAAAAGATTAAGAGAAGGAAAGTATTAAAAGGAGGTATCGCCGCATGTTAAATAGATATGTAACGTTATCAAGAGATGAACAGTTTAATGTAAGAAGTAGAGTAACAGGAAGAGTTGTTACTGTTGTTGGTTTAAATTATGAATGGAACGAAATAAAAGAGTATAAAATTAAAGGAGAAGGATATTTTGATGTTGAGAGATTTGAACCTGCGGATTACGCCATTTCCGCATCAGAATTTTTTGAAATGAAAAATGAATTAAAACTTTTAAAAGATAAAATCAATAAGGAATATATTAGTAAAGATGCTATATTAAAGAAGATATTAAGGCTAATGCAGCTTATTGATATTAGAAAAGATGATGGTTTTAATACTTCTGAGCAGAACTTCGCAATTAAAATATTAGAACAATTATTAGAAGAGGAGGATTTATAATGCCAATAGAATTTATAATTGGAGTATTTATAGGTACAGGAATAGGTATTTGCTTAATGTGTTTATGTCAAATATGCAAAGATGATGATGATGATGAAAAGTAAAAGGAGAGTATAAAAATGATAATTATTACTTTGAGTGAATTAATCTGGTTAGGTTTACTAATATTTTTTATAATATATATAACAACATCATATATAATAGAAAAATATCAAGAAAAATCAAAAAAATGAAAAGATTGCGGCAAGTGTAAATTTTATTATTTAAAAAAAGTTGCCAGTTGCGGAGATTGCT